ATTTACAAAAGGAGGTTTTTTTATGAGTAAGAAAAAGTTTGTCTTAATGGGGGCTGTTGCGGGAGCACTTATGATTGCACCAAATGCGTTTGCTGCTGAGATTACAGTGATGCCATCGCAAAATGCGCTTTCTGTTCAGACAGGTGAAGTTATGAATAAGGTTGACGCTGTGCCGGCGTATATGTATCAAGACAGTAACTATTTTATGCTGCGGGACATTGGCAAGATCGTCGGATATCAAGTCGATTGGAACGGGAATACGAAGAAAATTACCATGACAAAAGACAATACCGCACAGAATTTTGATGGTCTGAGTGCAGTAAAACAGACTGAAAACGTCAAGAAGAACCAACAGACGATTATTATTGATGGACGCGAGCATAAAGATATGGAGTGCCTGAATATTGATGGGTACAATTATTTTAAACTGCGTGATCTGGCTGAAGTAATGGATTTTATCTGCGGTTGGAATAATGACACAAATACTATCATGTTGACGATAGGAAGGGGAAATACTACGGAAATTCCTAAAACAAACATATCTATTGACAGATTTTTAGATCCGGAGCTGAATCAAAAAGTTATTGAGGAAGATGTAGCCTATGTTTCCGGATCGAAGGACTATCGTGAAATCGAAAAATATATGAAAGAGAACATTGACAAGGATTTTAGCGTAGATGATTATACTGTTACAGAAGATGATGTAAATGGCTTATTATCTGGGTATCATTCTCTTGTAATGAGATTGGACGTAAATGGTGTAAGTGCCAACTTTGGTTACCTTATTACTTGCCTGAATAGTAAAGCTGCTTTGATTACATTTATTGGAGAGAAGAATCCAGAATTTGATATGGAGAAAGCCGGAACACAGCAGCTATCTGATGAGGAGGCAAAGCGAAAAGCCATAGAAGCTGACGGCTATGACTATGAGATTGATGAACAGAAAATTTATCGTTTTTTTGATATGAAGGACCTGACAAATAAATGTGAGGTAGAAACTGTATATATGCGAAAGAATGGAACGGTATTTGCTACTTCGCATGTGTTTTAACATAACTATTGGATAAAGCACAATCAAAATGTGGATTAAAGTTTATTCGATAGTAGTAAAAGAGGAAATAAAGAAAAAAGAATTATAGAAAAATAGATGAAAAGCAGTTAAGCACGCCTTATAAGGCGTGCTTTTTCTTAACCTATTTTTGCAGGGCACCGCCTACCTCTGATTTGAATTTGCCAATATTTCAAATTCAGATTGGAGGAAAGAATAATGAGTGAATCCCCTAGAAGGTACTTTATAAAAGTGCAGAATGTTTTGGTTGAGGTAAGCAGAGAAGTTTACATAGCATATTTTACAATGGAAAGAAGAGAAAAATATCTGATCGAGAGGGATAAAGCCCATGGCCTTTTGTATTATGATGCTTGGAGCATGGGAAATACCAATGGGGTTGATTACATCAAGGATACTGGGGTCAATGTGGAAGAAGAAGCCCTAAAATGTGTGTATTCAGATATCTGGTCGTATGTTGACAGTGTGGGAGATAAATATAATATTTGCCGATTTATGGCTATGGGAAAGAGCGAGGAGGAGATCGCAGAGAGGATCGGCATTACACAGCAAGCCGTTAATAAAGCAAAGCGAAAGCTGTTTTGGAAGCTGAAGGAAATACTTGAAAAAGAAATTTAAAGAAATTTTATAAAAATGGTTGTGAAGCCCCTCATTTTTTCGGCTTAAAGGTGAGGGGCTTTTTCTTTGCCCTTGTACCTTGAAAAGTGAAGATCCGGCAGCATAAATACGTTAGCTGTTCAGCCGGAAACGGAAAGCGAAGGAATCAGTACGCCATGAAAGCTATTTTACAACGGGAAAAGAAAAATAAATCTTGCTGTTCCGACAGTGCAAAATGAGCCGAGCGAGTTTACCTGATTTTAAGCCTATGGCAAAAGGCACGCCATGACCTGAACAGACCTATAATGATACTTCCGCTGAGTCCCAGACATCGCAAGGACAGCGGCCCGCATGAAGGGGGAGGCGAGATGCCTATGAAATGTACAAGCCAGCACATTGTTTATGACTGCTGCCCGGTGTCGGGGAAGTTGTGTCAAATACGGCAAATTTAAATAAGAGGAGTTAGCAGCATGTCGGCTATTGATACGGCATGCTGCTTTTATATCTTTTCTTTGTTTCTTTATGTTATAAGGAGCTGGAGAAAAGGTATAAACGGAAAGAAAGGGGTCTTCCCATGACAAATGAGCAAATGCAGCGAGAAATGATGTACAGTATTTCAAAATATTTGATAGGCAAAATGAAGAAGGATGGTTTGATCACAGAGGAGGAATATCGGGAAATTGACGATCTCAATTTAGAAAGATTTTTACCACAGCTTGCAGAAGTATATCGTTAAGGGGATAGCTGTGTATGCGAAAGACTGATATCGTTGCTTTAACGAGAAAGGAGGATGAAGAATGAAAAGCAAAAATCAGGAACAAAGGCAAATTGCTGTGATAGAGCCCGTCAGCAAAGCGACAGTTAAAAAAGCAAAGCGAGTCTGCGCTTACTGCAGAGTCAGTACAGACATGAGCAGCCAGCTAAATTCTTTTCAGTCACAAAAGCAATATTATGAGAAGCTGATTTCTAAAAGAGACGGATGGATACTGGTCGACATCTATGCCGACTATGGAAAAAGCGGCACAACAGAATGCAATAGGGTAGAGCTTGATCGTATGCTTAGGGACTGCGAATTAGGGAAAATAGATTTGATCATTACCAAATCCATTACGAGGTTTGCACGAAATACAGTTGACTGTATCAAAGAGATCCGAATGCTGAAAAAGCTTGGCGTGGATATTTATTTTGAAAAGGAGAATATAAACACTTTATCAGAAAAAAGCGAGTTGCTGCTGACAATTCTAAGTTCTGTGGCACAGGCGGAATCGGAGAGCATTTCCACTAATGAGCGATGGAGCATACAAAAAAGCTTCCTGAACGGGACCTATCGTCTGCGAAAAGCAGCGTATGGTTATAAAGCGAACGAAGAACGTGAGCCTGTGATTTCAGAACCGGAAGCAGCTGTGGTTAGGCTAATATTTGAATCTTTTCTAAATGGAAAAGGTACCCATACAATCGCTAAAGAATTGACAGAACAACATATTCTTACGAGAACGGGAAAAACGGTTTGGACAGCCCATGTTATATGGGATATTTTAAGAAACAGAGTATACTGTGGAGACATGCTTTATCAAAAATATTACAATATGCCAATGATCCCTTATAAGCAGAAGAGAAACGATGGGATATTGCCACAGGTATTGGTAGAGAATAACCATGAGCCGATTATTTCCCGCAATCAGTTTGAGCGGGTGCAGGAAATATTAGAATATAGAGACAAAGCAAAAGAAAGTAAAACGGTAAGATATGAATTTAGTGGAAAAATAGTTTGTGGCGGCTGTGGCGGCACAATGCGCAGACATAAGCTGCTGAGAAAGAGAACAGGGAACTATGATATCATACAGTGGTGCTGCAAACAGCATGTGGAGGATAGCGCAGTCTGCGAGATTAAGCCCATAAAGGAAGAGCTGATCCAAGAGAAATTTGTACGGATGTGGAATAAGCTGTCAACAAATTGCGACCGTATTTTGGAGCCGATGCTGGAGTCCTTTGAACGTATGAGGAGGGGGGAAACGGAAGGAGCCGCCATCAAGGAATTGGAAAAAAGAATACTCGAATGTAATAGGCAGAGTCGTTTTCTGAATCAGCTTGTGAGGCAGGAATACATAGACTCTGCTTTTTATATGGAACAGCAAAATATTCTTCAAATGCAGATATAGAACTCTCAAGAACAGAGAAAACGATTATTATTGGAAAGCACAGTCAACAAAGAGATTGAAGAGACCAAGAAATTGATTTATGCTCTGAAATCAAATGAGGAAATTTTGGAGACCTATGAAAAGGATTTATTTTTGGAAATAGTCGAAGGGATCATAATTACACCACAAAAAGAAATCATATTCAAATTGAAAAACGGCATGGAGCTGACAGAATCCTTTGCATGCGAAAAGGAGGAGCCTGTATGATGGAGGGAAAAATTCCGTATGGATATCGTATGGCAGAAGGAAATTTTATTGTAGATGATATAGAAGGAAATATTGTGCGGGAGATTTTTTTGAAATATAGCGAAGGAATGCCGCAGTATAAACTGATAGAGCATATACGTCAATTCACAGCAGAACATGGTTATGGAGATATGACGATAAAAAAGCAGGCTGTTGGCGATATATTGAAAGATAGAAAATATTTGGGGGACGCAATGTATCCACAGTTGATTGCCGCAGAGGTTTTCGAGAAAGTGCAGATGATTAGGGAGAGTAGGAATATAGGCCGGGGAAGGTCTAAAGAATGGCAGGAGTTAAAAGAGCAGCATGTATTTTATGAAAGGCTGTACTGTGGCTTGTGCGGTTCTGAATTTCGCTTATATCGGCGGAAAACAGGCAGAAGCGGAAAGACAATGGTCTGGGATTGCCGACAACACCTGGTGGAAAGCAGGATATTCTGCAAAAATATTTGTGTTACTGAGGAGGATGTCAAACGGTCATTTCTCAGAGTGATCAATTACCTGCAAAGGAATCCAAGCCGTATAGAAAAAAAGATAGATGGTATGCCGCAGAAGGAAAATGCTCGGATTAAAGTGGCAGACAGGGAAATACAAGCCTTAGAACAAGGGATTACTTCCTGCGGTGCCGATGAATGGAAAAGACTTATATGCAAAAGAGCAGCTTTGATGTATCAAGAGGCGACGATACAGGACAATGGGTATTATACAAAAAAGCTTTGGCAGCTGCTAAATGGATTGGAACCACAGACCGAATTTTGTGAGAATCTCTTTCGAGTGACAATCAAAAAAGTAGTCGTTCACCCAGAGTATGGGATGAAATTCATTTTTGTCAATGGTATAGAACTGACAAATACCATGCTTGAAAAATAGAGAAAGGAGATAGCCATGGTGGAAAAGAGAATATCTGTAATTCCTGCAAGCAAGAAGCATGAAAAAGCAAAATCAGGTCGGTCTCAGGCTTTGAGGGTAGCAGCATACTGTAGAGTCAGCACACTTTTAGAGCATCAGGAAACAAGCTATGAGGCACAGGTAAGCTATTACACAGAACTGATATCAAGCCATCCAGAGTGGAAAATGGCCGGTATTTACGCTGATGATGGGATAACTGCAACGAGTACAAGACATAGGGACCATTTTAATGCTATGATAGACGACTGCATGAAAGGGAAGATTGATCTGGTGCTGACGAAGTCGATCAGCCGATTTGCAAGGAATACTGTTGACAGTCTGCAATATATTCGTATGCTGAAGGAAAAGAATGTAGCCATATTTTTCGAGAAAGAGAATATTAACACCCTGGAAAGTGCAGGAGAATTGTTGATCACTATATTAAGCAGTCAAGCCCAAGAAGAGAGCAGAAATATCAGTGAGAACGTGCGCTGGAGCTTGAGGAGAAAGTATGAAAATGGGGATTTTAACGGAAAGAGGCTAATGGGATATAGAAGTGATGAGAAGGGGCACATGGTTATTGTGCCGGAAGAAGCCGAAGTAGTTCGGTTTATTTTTAAACAGTATCTGGAAGGAGATAGTATATGCGCCATTGCCAGAAGATTAGAAGAAAAAGGAATTTTAACGATGCGCGGGAATCAAAAATGGCACACCGGCGTCATAGAAAGAATGCTGGCAAATGAAAAATATATGGGAGATGCTCTATCACAAAAAACATATACGACGGATTTCCTTACGAAAAAGAGAGTGGTTAATTCCGGAGAGCTGCCCCAGTATTATATTGAAAATAACCATGAAGCCATTATACCGAAAGAGATTTTTTATCGGGTGCGGGAAGAAAGGCTTCGGAGGTCATCACTGAG